CTTTCCTTGGTTGTTCCGCGTGGAACATAGGGTGGGAACTTCAACTGGCCAGACTGCTTCGCCACTCCCCTGTACTTTAGTATGAGGGTAAGCACGGGGTTCGGATGTTTGAGCCGTAGCTGCAACAAAGTCTTCTCATACGTTAGGTCTTTGGCTGGCTTCTAATACAGCATACAGTTGTAGAGATAGTGAGAAACCTGCTTGGGACTGTTGGGGTTGAGTTCGTAGCCGACGAGCAACCGCAGCACACGGGAGAGTTGAGCGCAGTAGCGATTGTTGTAAACTATCTTGTCCTCTAGAACTTTCTTGTCGTAGTTCATGCCTTGGCACATGGCAGTCAGGTACGGTATGATGCTGTCGTTTACCTGCTGGATGCTTTCCTTGGCGTAGAGTTGGGCTGCGTGTAGTTCGAGTTTGGGTTTGAGTAGGGCTAGGCTGATGACATCCTTGGCGTTGTAGTGGTAGAGGGAGAGGATTTGCTGCTGGTTGCGGGGTTCAAAGACACCCTCGTTCTTGTGGTACTCCCGGTCTATGTAAAGGGAGATGCAGTGGCCTAGGGATTTCTCGACTTCAGGGTACAGTCGATGATGTGAAAGCATGGTGTCATAGACTTTGCGGGGGAAGGGAATCCCGTACTTGTGGGACATGACAAAGAGGTCGAACATAGCGTTGTGGATTACCACCGTATTGTCCCGAAATGCCACCGCCAAGGCTCTTAGAATCTCCGCTGTACCCTGACCACCATAGTAGTATGCCTGACGCGGGATTTCGTACATAGGGACGCAGATAGCCTCCGCGTCTGACCACCCGTAGCCTAGGCAAGTGAGTGTCAAATCGCTCATGGTCTCGACATCGAAGAACAGGTCTTTACCCTTGGTCTCCGTAAGGTCTCCGACCACATCCTCAAGCTTCGGGTAGATCACCTCACCTATCTCCCGCATCCTTGGCTTTACTAACAGATACCGACAAGCCTTACGGATATCCTTACGCAACCAGAATCTCCAGTTCTGTCGCTTAGTCTTCCCGTGCGTGACCTTGTCGTCATCGCTACCCCCTGCGTACTCTTCGTTAGGGTTGAAATAGTTCTTACGATCAAAGGCATCCTGTGGCATATACGATGCAATGTAAGTTACGCCATCCTCTACCCACGGATTCCCCCTCTGTTCATCGAGGCCTACTCCAGGTTTGTGCTGATGCAAAGACTTACGACCAAGCAACAAGACTACCTTCGTCCCCGGCGGCAGCCCAGCGCCCAGCGTAGGCAGGGTACGCAGATCACAAGAGTCCCGACCAACTGCAACTGTAGAGTCAAAAAACGCCCCCGCGTAACCGCTCAAAAGAACGTGTCGGTCAAACCGCGAGGGCGTGTCTATTACAACAGTTAAGCCTGAGTATGTTTCAGCAGGCTTATGACGCATCGGTTGGAAACTCTAAGTCCATGAGTTTCTCCGTTGCGATCTCCTCGGACTCCTTAGCGAACTCCTTGTTGTCCTTGAAGTGACCGTCAACGTAGGATACAACCAATGATGCCGCGTCTTGGAAGCCGGACTTATACCCGACAACCAAAATCTTAGCCATTAGTTCCTTCAACCTGTGTGCTACCGCCTCACAAGCTTGTGTCTCTTTGGGAGCCAAGCTTTCTAGCTCCTGCTTTACTTGTTCAATAACTGTCATCGTCGTTTCGTAGTGCTTTGGCCAGTAGGCGCGGCCCGTATTGATTGAGTCGCATACGCTTGTCTCTGGCTCTTGCCTTTAGTTTGCGGTGTAGGGTTTCCGGTATCATCAGAGGGATGTACCGCTTGACCCTGCTGTCCGACCTAGGTTTAGTTTTGTTCATAGTTATTTTCTGTAAGTGAGGCTTGCGTTTGTTTCAGAGGGGAATAACAGAATGTCATAAACCCGCCGCAGAATCTCTCTGCGTACCATACCGCAAACCTCGTTAGAGGCTAGAACCCAGACATGTCGTGATCTTCAGCAGCTTCTAATCTGCGTTCCACGTTGTAGCGATAATTCGCTAACGGTTGCCCGGTTATGGGGTCGATCATAGGGTCACCTGTGATCTCGTCCATTCTAGACTCAGTTTTTGTGTAGAGTACAGCCTTAAATGCTTTACCCTTGAGACCCTCAGCGATCTCGTCGTAATCTTCTAGCTCGAACTCGTCGGGCAGGTCGAAGATTTTGTGGTACTCCTTCAGACTCCGAGATGGAATCAGAGGGTAGTCCCTAACTTGAACACCGCTGACCTCAACAAAGCCGCTAGGCCCGTTGACTTCTGCGGGTTCTACAACTTCAGTTACAATAGCAACCATGTCGTTGCCCTTGCTACTGACCTTGCGCTCTGCTTCGACAATGCGAAGCGTGTATGTACCATTCGGGAGGTAAGGCCTACCCGAACTTTCCGTAATACCCTTTAGACTTATCTTAGCCATTTGTTATTATGTATCGTAGTTTATGTTTATTGTAGTGTATCGTACACGTATCCCCTACACTCATAGGGAAATTATTTCCAGAAATGCCACCACTTAGTCAGCGGCAGACAGTCCTCCATGTTGTTAAACGCCCGTTCCCTAGCCTCTCTTAGCTGACTGTCCGTAAACAGGTGAGGAACTGGCTCTCGTCTGCCCTCAAGGTACGTAAAGATATACGACCTGTTGGCTGCTTTGTGCTTGCGGTCGTTCGCTACTACAAACAACCGTCCTAGTTTTGCTTTACGTTTATTTTTCATAACTTACAAAATTAGTTGTCAAACCAACTCTCTTCTTCCAGCTTTTACCTCGTCCATAATATACTGTATACTATTGTAGTAGTGGTCTGGATTTCCTTTTATGTTTAGCTTAGGTTTGTACGTAGTTATCAGCATCTTTTCTAGCTCCATTCTTTCATACCTATCCCAACTATCTGCTTGTGGAATTATGAGAACATCATCAAAAGTCTTTGGTTCATTTACTACATGATTACAGAGGCGACTTAGAACACACTCTGATTGGCCAACATAAACAGGTTGGCTATCATCCAGCAGCAAGTAGACTCCAGCAGCTAGCACTGGCCTTGGTACACGTATGAACTCGGTTGTGTCAGAAAATGTTCTAGTTTTTTCTAGTACAGTACCAAGTAGTGTGTGTATGGTGCGTGAGAATGCGTACGGTTTTTCTTTAAGCATAGTATTCCTCTGCTTTCTTCAGCACCGCAACGATGTCGTTGGGGATGAGTTGCTCGTCGAACATACCCATTGGAGTCTTAGCCGACGTAACACCATCCGTGTTAGTCTGGAAGAAGTATTCCATCTCTTCGGTCTTCTCGTTCTTGCGTACCTCGGTGAACAGTACCATGAGAAACTCCTTCTCTATCGCACCTTCGTGAACTTTACCTTGCACCTTGACCCTGCGGTGCGAGGTCTCTCCACCTGTAATCTGTGGAATCTTCACGATGTCGTCTACCGCCGTGAAGATAATCGTAGCCTTATCGTTCTTGATAGAGTCTAACATATTGCGGATAGTCCTGTTGTAGAACGACCAGATATCGTAGCCCTTGAATGAGTTCGTAGCCAGAGTGTTGACCTGCTCCACGTACTTGGTGAACGACTCGACCACTATGGTCTCGCAGTTATCTTCCTTTAGAACCTTGTCCAGTTCCCTAGGGAAAGCGTTGGCATTCTCCACGGGAATGATGTTGAACCTGTTAGCATTGGGGAAAGGGAATCCCTTACGCTCCAAGTCTAGAATGTAGGTTGTCTTCGGATCTAGGTTACGCAACGCTGTACTCTTGCCGCTGCCGCTATGGCCCACAATTGCAATCAATGGTTTATACATTTTCTGTTTCAGTTGTTATTTCTATTTTAGTTTCTGGCTCGATGACACCGTGGAAGGTGTCAAATTCTAACTGCTCATCCCTAGGCCATTGGTCTTTAAGTAGCATCAAGCCAATGATCCCGTAGTTTGCTATGTCCTTGAAGGTATCCTCCAACGATTCGTTCTTGGGAGATTCCTCTCTGTCCATCAACAGGTTTGCGAGTCGCTCTACCTTATCGTAGAGCCGTACGCTAAGACCGCGAACACCAAACCTGCTGATGTTCTTAGGCCCGTAGTCTTTCTGCTTCTCATCCAACAGGCTAATACACTCAGCCGCTATGAAGAGCGCACGTTTACCTGCAAGGGTATCAAGTTGTATCTTCATTTGCTGATGACCCTCCCCATTAGCACGGACAAATTCTGTATAGACTTGTCCAATGCGGTTAGCTTGCTGCCTAGCATATCTGCCCCCGCAAGTATCGCTGCGGTCTGGCTGACACACTCGGAGGACAGCACACCTGTCCTGTCATTATCCTGTAGCGTAGCTTCAAGAGTCTTGTTGAGGGACTCCATAGCTGCCGTGTATCGTAGCATGGTAAAGTTATCCATGCCGTCTAAGTAGGCATCGTGCCTAGCCTTTAATGTTTTTTCTGTAACTTCCATAATGTTATAGTTGGAATTGTAATGGGTCGTAGACTTTACGTACGTAGTCCATGTTAACAATGGACTCTCTATCGTCACCTGAGTTCGCTGTGCATAGGGCAGTGAATGAGCAGAGACCGAAGCGAGTCTCGCAGCAGGCGAAGTTGCTAAGGAAGATGTCCTCGCCGTCTTTCTCATCCCAAGTCTCGAAGTATAGCTCAAGCTTGTCCCGTATCCTACCGACGAGGTCGTCTATGTAGGCTTGAAACTTGTCCAGTCTATCCTTGCTGAACTCAAATATCTCGCTGCGTTCGAACTTGTTCTTGTTGGAACGGCCAAGGAACAGACCGTTAATCATGCAGCCTACGTCCTCGTCTGGGAATAGCTTTTGCCAGATGAGGTTGTAGAACATTAGCTGGGGTGAGACCTTGTAGGATGCGAAGTAGGCAGCGGGACTGTAGGCTGCTGTGGATTTGTGGTCTACGATGACAGGCCTGCCGAAGTAAGTTCCGACAAAGTCTATCGTACCGCAGAAAAGTATATCCAAGTCTGGTGTTTGCAGGTACGGGTAGGCGAAGCGCATCTCCAGCAAGGGGTCGGGGTCTTTGCGTACCTCCAACCCTGTGTCCTGCTTGAAGTATTGGTTGAGTAGGTTGACCAGATGGGCTAAGTCACGGAAGTCCTTGTCGGGTACAAGGACATCTGCGTAGTGATCTATCGCTGCGTTGACAGCCTTCTCCTCGTCACCGTCCGAGTAGTACGACTCCAAGGCTTTGTGTACTGCCGTGCCGTACTCCATCTTATGATTCGAGTTACGTTTACGTAGGCCACGGCATAACATATACCATAGCCTGCGTTCGCAAGCTGATTCCTTTATCAAGGATGCGTCTATCTTTACAATGAGCTTGCCTTCTTTGGTTTGTTCTAGGTTAAGTAATTCCATAGGTTTTCTTCAATAGTTTTGCTTTATCTAACAGCGTTGGTTTCTCCTTTGGCACACGTTTCTTTCGTGCCGCTTTCGGTTTGGCTAACTCTACCTTCGGTTCGGTTAGCTTTAAGTAACTGTCGAAATGTTGGAGTAGTTCCTCATCCGACATGGACTCTAGTTGTTCTACCGTGCAGTCTAGCAGTTCCTCAATGGTCATTCAGGTCTATGATAAAGAGAGCTAGGAATAGCAAGGTAAAAAACAGAGAGGCTACGGCTATGACTACTAATGGCATTATCTTACAACCTTGAGTGTGTCCTTGGCCGTGTCGAACTCGAAGTCTACAAGTTTCTGTTGTTCTTCCAGCCACTTAATATCTTCTTGCTTTACTATTATGCGATCTCGTTTAAAGGTATCCATTTCTTTTGCGTCCTGTAACCAAGCAAGCAGTTCTGCCTTCCAGACTTTAGAGTCTGCAAATTCATACTGTAGTTCCTTGGCTTTAATCTGATTGCGTAGCGTGTCCTTGAAGTAAATCAAGACACCCGTGTCTGTTTTACGTAGCGCAACCTGAGTGCGTAGCTCTGCGTAGATTGGCCCGTACTCTGTGGAGTTGTCAACGAGAAACTTAAACCCGTCAGCTAACTTTACATAGAGTGTGTTGGGTGTGTATCCCGTTTCCTCTGCGGTAACTAGGATATCGTTCTGTCCATCAAGTAGCTTATCCAAGATAGGCTTGACCTTGTGGGCGTTGGTAGGACTATAAGTAGACCTACTGGCAGAACCCTTTGAGCGTATCTTACGCAAGAGTTCCGAATGATTCTGTATAATGTTTGTATCCATTGAGAGTAAAAAGGTAGCGTAGTGTTTCACCAAGTATGAGAACTAGTAACTAGAGAACTAGTAGTCACTCTGTTCGTGGGTCTCCCACGACACCATGCTACGCTACCTTTGTGTTTGTGGCCTACACTAGGCGGCCATCAGTTCCTCCATACGAGCAAGGTATTCTTTACCCTGCTCAATTTCGCCAGCGGCAAAAGCTGCCTTGGCCCTCTTGAAGAGTTTGCCGGGAGTCTCCCCGCCACCTGCTTCTGGAGTCCACTTGTCAGCATCCTGCTTAGTGTAGATCACCAAGTCAGGGTACTTCTCAGTCAACTCGGCCTTCAGCTCTTCAGTCGTCTTGCCGTTAGGCTTCAACGAATTCTTTACCGTTGACCTTATCCGTGCGCTGATCTGCTGATTCAGTAGACCAAGCGTTTTCTCTTCTCCGTACCGAGAGACTACATCTGTCGTAGTCTTGAATTCCGGTACGTTAAACTTGAAGTCTTTCCAATCTCCAGACTGGAAATGCTCCACCTCGTAGGTTGTATCTATCGTTTGCATTGTATTATCTATCTACTAGTTTCGCGCCGTGTAACTGTTAGCGCAAATTTTTCTGCGTGTTAAGAGGGAAAAAATCTTAACGATTACTATAGAGCAGGAATCGTGCCAACCCAGTTAACAGTTAAAAGTTTTTTTCTTAGTCTACTTGTTACCTGCATCATTACCAATCGCTACATTATAGTTACCAGTTGTAAGTCATGCTAGGGTTGTAACCAATCGCTACGTTATGTGTACCCGTGGTTAGTGATCTCCCTCCCAATGAAAGTCTAGGCTGTCTGGGCCTAGGACTTTATATTGTTTGGCAAGGCGAAGGAGTTCTCGGACGTTGCCTGCCAGTATGGTAGGGTTTGCCCAAGAACTAGCTTTCGCCGCATCATACATCGACTTGATAAGGTCTTCGTACTCTGACTCAGTCAAGGTGTCCTTTAGGATAAGCCTTGCATCTTCGATACGCTCCCTCAACGGCTTCGTCTTTAGCCTAAAGGTAGCTATCCTTTGGTATAGATCGTTACGAAACTGAGAGTCTATACTGTTTGTAGCAAAGACAAACCTACCCGTAAACTCTGTGTCCTCGTTCTCTCCTATTCTCCGAAACTTGTGTGTCTCTACAAGACGCAGGAGTAGAACCTGTAGAGAAGGAGATATCTCCCCGATCTCATCGAGGAACAGTGTACCCTTGGCAGCGGCTATCAGCAGCCCCATACGATTGCTTACGGCTCCGCTGTAGCTTCCCCTTACATGGCCGAAGAGTTCCGCCTGTATCATGGAGTCAGGGATGGACGCTAGGTTAAGCGCAATGAATCTACCATCCCGTCTACCGTGTAGTCTACGCGCAACAAGCTCCTTACCCGTACCACTCTCGCCTGTGATTAGGACAGCATCGTCTAGCGGCGCAAGCTTATCGGCTTGCTTTAGCATACGAATACAATCCTTGTCTTGTGTCAGGAACTCGTACTCTTTTGGAAGCTCGTATGCTTTGAGTAGCTTGGCAGCTTCTTCCTTCAAGTCTACGTCAGGCATCCTTGTTTACCTCCTTGAACTTTCTCTTGACTAGCTTCTTGAAAGCTTTCTCTATGCTAGCGACGGTGGTAAGGCCAGAGACATCGTACCAGAACACTAGTTCGGAACTGTCCTGTTGTATCATAACCTCCGAGTCCTTGAGAGTACCCATTAGTATCTGTGTACCGTAGCCACCGTCAGCATGGTAGCCGTACTGTAGTCTGATCTCGTCGGACTCTAGCTCTTGTAGGTGGAACAGGAATCGACGCATCATAAACGTAGCGCACATGGAGATACATAGCCTATCCGCGTCGATCATTTCTTGGAAGTCCTTGATCTTAACGTAGGTTGCGTGTGCCTCGCCTTTGCCCCGACAGGGAAAGACTGCTATGACTTCGCAGCCGTAGCCCAGGGATTCTAGATGGTCTACCGCCTTGTATATCAAGGCTCCCCTATGGAAGTAACACTCCTCCGGTATGCCGTTATGATTCCAACAGTTCACGTAGATCGTGAGCAGTCTCTTGCCTGCGGCTATTACCGTGTCGGTTTCCTCTTCCTCTAGGAAGTGTTCGGGGCTGGCGTCTGTCGTCGCTGCCTCTATGTTTACCATACCACCTGCTATGGTAGGTACGTACTCGGTGAGGTACTGTTCGAGCGGGGCTATAGACTCGACGATGGTGTCGTCTAGCTCAGTTTTCTCTAGCCTATTGATACCCCAGCCGCCAGCGTCGAGCAGTAATACAGCCTCCGTCCATGACTTCGTACCGTA